CTCAGTATTAAAACAAGATACATCTGTCAATGAAAAAACATGGATTAATGATTTGTATTTTAATATCGGTCGCGCTCGCAGTGCAGCAGTAGCTAATCTGGATTATTCTTCGCCATTGTATGGTTATGTAGCAGAAGCTTGGTGTCTAGTTAACACCACAGCAGAAAAGATGCGCATTTTATCTTTAAGGGCTTCGCAGGTATATGGCCCGTGATCAGCATTAAATAAATCTAACATATGCCCTTTGCTTCAATAGCTTAGGGTTTTTATTGCCGAAATTAGGGGGAAGGCATGACTGAAAATGAATCATACGGGTTGAGATTTGAAAAGAAAATCGACTCCATTCAGAGTGATATTCGCATGTTGTCAGATCATGTTACTCGACTGACTTTCATTAATGAAGCGCACAAAGAGACTAGCGAACAGAACAAAAAAGATATCGATACATTGGATATCAAAGTCGCCAATTTAGAAAACCGCACAGCAGCGCAAGATGGTGGAATTTCTGTGCTGCGTGTATTGCTGGGAATATTTGCAGGCATCGTATTTTCTTTATGTGCTTGGGTTGGTTCTTCAATTATTCAATTAAGCCAAGACCAGTCTTTAATTAAAGAGAAAGTATCACGATTGGAGAAAGCAGGACGATGAATAGTGAAAACACAAGAGCTTATCTAGCTTTCGCATTAGTGGGACTGATGTTTGTTTTAGTGATTGCTTTATTTTTTGTGGATATGCCCCGTGAAAATAGTAATCTGATTAATACAGCATTGGGTTTTATTGCAGGGGCTATGACAACAGCATGTGGGTTTTATTTTGGTAGCTCTGAGTTAGAGAAAAAGAAAGGTGAATCCAATGACAACTAAACCATTCTTCGATGCTGCCCGAGTAATTGCAGGCGGCAAACTTACACAAGCACAAGTAGACGATCTAAATAAAGTGGTCGAAAAACTTGCACCAGGTGGGAAAACTACAAGTGATTTTGGTGTTGACCTAATCTCAGGATTTGAAGGCACACGATTCAAAGCTTACGATGATGGTGTAGGGGTTTGGACCATTGGTACTGGCACCACAGTTTATCCTAATGGCGTGAAGGTTAAGCAAGGTGACACTTGCACACCTGAGCAAGCTAAAGCCTACTTTAAACACGACTTAGCTAAATTTGAAAAGACTGTAAATGAATCTGTGATAGTGCCTTTAAGTCAAAACCAGTTTGATGCTTTGGTTTCACTGACTTACAACATTGGCTCAGGTGCTTTTAATAATTCAACCTTATTAAAAAAACTGAATAAAGGTGACTATCAAGGCGCTGCTGACCAATTCCTTGTATGGAACAAAGCAGGCGGAAAAGTTTTGAAAGGTCTAGTTCGTCGCCGAGAAGCAGAACGAGCACTCTTTTTAAAGAAGTAACTTATATGTGTCAGCATACTAAAATTGCATCGATCATCACAATGCTGTGCTTAATCTTCTCAAGTTGCACAGCTCACACAATTAATAGTAACGTTAATGTCTCAATTTGTGTAAGGGCTTTGTGATGTCGCAAGTCATGATCATGGTTTCGGAAGCAGGCAGAATGGAGAATACTTGCAATCTACCCGCTGATTTAGATAAGAACGGGAATGTTCTTAAAATCTATGACTACAACGGTAATCAATTACCAATCAACATTGATGGAACCGTGACATTTAATAGACACCGTTGGGAACTTCCCATTAAAGTAGATTTAAAATAAATTTTAATAGGTTTTAAAATTAATAGAAATCTTAAAGTGTAGATTTTGAAACCGAGTGCAACAAGATTGCAACATCATGTTTTAACTATTTGATTTATATAAAAGATAAACGCACCATTTGGTGCGTTTTCTCGTCTTAGGCATCAAGTTGCGCTAAAACTTCATCACTAAACTCAACGTTTGTATAAACGTTTTGTACATCGTCTAGATCTTCAAGCATATCAATGAGTTTCATTACTTGTTTAGCTTGATCAATATCAGTGATTTCTGCTTTAGTAGAAGGGCTCATCACTACTTCAGCATTGTCTGATTTTAAACCAGCAGCTGCAAGAGCATCTTGAACCTCACCAAAAGTCTCTGGAGAAGTGATTACTAAAATTTCATCTTCTGAAACTTCAATATCTTCTGCACCAGCTTCTAAAGCAACGTCCATGATCTTATCTTCTAAAGAAACATCGTCAAAAGTAATCTCACCACGTTTGGTAAATAGGTAAGCAACAGAACCTGCGGTACCTAAGTTACCATTAGTTTTGCTGAAACAATGGCGAACATCTGGAACTGTACGGTTCAGGTTGTCTGTCATTGTTTCAACAAGAACAGCAACACCACCTACACCATAACCTTCGTAGGTTACTTCTTTTAAATCATCATTATCTTCACCACCCACACCGCGTTGAATTGCACGGTTAATGGTATCTCGTGTCATGTTGACAGAAAGCGCTTTTTTCGACAACGGCACGAAGGCGAGGGTTACTGGCAGGATCTGCACCACCAAGTTTTGCAGCAGTGACAATTTCACGAATATATTTAGTAAAAACTTTACCGCGACTGGCATCTTGTTTCGCTTTACGATGCTTAATATTGGCCCATTTAGAATGACCCGCCATGGAAGTGAACTCCAAAAATTAAAAAATGCAAAAGTGACAGAATATTAGCATAGGCATGGTTTTCTTGAAAACTGTTGCCTTACGTTTTGTTAGCCAATTAAATAAGCTCAGAGAGCCTAAATTTACATAAAAATATAGGCTCAAACTTCATGAGAGAGTTAGCTAGTTAATTTTCACATCAATATCATATTGCGCATAAAGTTCTTTAATCGTTTCAAGATCTTTCTGTAAATCCGTAGGATAAATCTTACCTAAAATACCGCCTTTTTTGGTTCTTGCATTTGCATACATCAGTACAATTGGAACATTTGCTGCCTTAGCAATATGCCAAAAACCGGTTCGAATAGGTTTGCGTTCCGATCCATCTTTGGCACGCGTTGCTTCAGGTGCAATCACTAGATTGAATGTATCGCTACTTTGGAATTTTTCAACCATTTGAGAGACGATATCTTTGCTTGCTTTTCGGTCTACGGGAATGCCACCTAGCTTTTCAAGAATAGGCTTCATTGGACCTTTGAAAAGTTCTTTTTTTATTAGTGTATGAATTTTTAAATCTAATATTTGAAACAAAGCGATTGATAAGATCGCATCAAGGTTAGAAGTATGTTCAAAACCGATAATAACTTGTTTTTCTCAAGAATGGTAGGATCTGCATCATAGGTCCAACCAACTGCTTTGAAGATAGAATTGCCTAAAAACTTTTTCATAGAGATGTGGGAGACAATAAGGTTGCAGAATTCTAATATGAGTTTGTCTAAAAAAGGTAGAAAATTATCTTCCAAACAAATTTTATTTATTTTAATTTAAAAATATTTTTAAATATTATATTCTAATTTTATAATAGAAAAATATATAATTGAATTTTTAAAATATTATTGTATATATTAAAAGTATTAAGGATTTTCAGTTTTAATCAAGTACTCAATATATTGCCATTTCTTAGAGGGATCAATCAGATCTTTATCAATTGTCCCATCAATAATAATACCATCAATAATTGAAATGATGATATGAGTAAGTGGAGTAGGGTCTTTAATATCTAGCTCTACTAATAAACTATTTAATAAATTTATAAGCCAGTTTGTATATTCTTGAAATGGTTCACGAATTGAGGTGTATTGTTTAGACACTTCAATAAAAGCCTTTTTGAATAGGCAACCATTAAAATTCTCACTATTAACCCAGTCAATATACCAATTAAAAATTAGATGTATTTTATCAATTGGACTCACATCTGGATGTAAGCTTAATTTTTCATAAATTGAATTTTGTATATTAATATTTCGATGATGTAGGCACTCCATGATTAAACTTTCTTTCGATGGAAAATATTTGTAGAAAGTCATCTTGGCTACATTTGAGTCAGCAATAATTTTGTCTACCCCTGTAGCATTGTAACCAATTTGGTTAAAAAGTTCTAAAGCAGTATTTATAATATCTTCTTTTTTTGACATTACATTTCCATATAATTGAAACTAATTATTACTTGATATAGATTT